AGCCCACCGTCGACACCAGGCCACAGGATTGGATGGCGGCCACCGGGTCGAGGCCCGGCCAGGACGGCGCCCTCCCCCTCCCCCCTGGGGTGGGTGTCCGACCCAACACCGCACCTGGCTGGTCATCTAGGCAGGCTGGGCCGACTCGACCGGCATCGTTGAACTGACAGGGCTCGGGGCCCCCTCACAGCGCCAGGGCCCGAGGGGGGGTGCATAAAACCGGCCAACGGCGGCGGGCGGAAGGTGTGCTTAGGTTGGCCTTGTCAATTGGCCGCCAGCACAGGCCCCCCAGTGGCCCACTTCAAGGTGTGAGAAGGCGAGCGAAGCGCAGCCGCACCTAGTACTAGCTCTAGCCCTAGCCAGCCTCGTTGAGCTCGGCTGGCTAGGCTAGTCTAGCCTAGCCCCGCTCCCTCACTCGCTAGCCCGCATCACGTCAGAGTCTAGCAGCACCGTCAACTACACGGTGCAACCCCCGCACCGGCGGGGGGCCGGCACCTGCGGGTGGACGCTTGTCGGGCCCCGTTGTGCATGGCTGAACCGAAGTTGAAGCAAGCAAAAACTTGGGGCAAAGAAAAATGTTTTCAGGAGGCGATCAAGGCCGTCCTGGACAAGGGCGAGTCTCAGCGTCACGCTGCCGAGTTGTACGGTGTTTCTCGTCAGGCTTTGGGTCCCCGAGTTGCGAAAGCAAAAACGGAACGTGACGAGAAGGTCGCCCGTGCGAAGGCTGAAATCATGGCGAAAGCCGGTGGACCGCTGGGTCTTAACGAGACCCGGCGTGTCCCTGACTTTTGGGAGTTTGACCGGTTGTACTTTGGTGGGTTGATCTGCCCGGACTGCGGCGTTCATCACGAAACGCCGGATTTTCACCGGGACATGATTAGCGCCGTCGAGTCGGACAGCCGGCGTGTGTTGATTAACACGCCCCCGTACCATTCGAAGTCGTCGCTGATTACGGTGAAGCACACGATCTACGACCTGGTCCGCAACCCGAACCACCGTACGATCATTGTGTCTGCATCGACTGACATGGCGAAATCGTTCGTGGGGCAGATCCAGACCTGGCTGGAAGATCCTGAAGTGTTCGAGGGGTCCCCTCGGAACCTGATCGAGGACTGGGGGCCGTTTAAAGTTGACGGGCAGTCGAAGTGGAACGAGCAGCAGTTTGTGGTCGCTGGTCGTGTGTCCGCTGAAAAGGACCCGTCTGTGCAAGCTTTGGGTTGGGGCAAAAAGATCTACGGTAAGCGTGCAGACACGTTGAAGTTTGACGACATCGCTGACAACGACAACCAGTCGAACCCTGACCAGGTCGCAAAGATGCAGACCTGGATCAACAAGATGGCTTTGTCCCGTATCGGCAAGACCGGTAAAGGCATTTTTGTAGGTACCCGGATCTCGCACGGCGACATCTATTCGATCATGTCGCAGTTCCCGTCGTACAACTGGGTCCGGTTTTCGTGCATCTTGGATGACGAAACCGAGCAAACACTGTGGCCTGACCATTTCCCGTACTCGCAGGCGTTGATCCACCGTGACGAAATGTCGTCTGCCGAGTTTCAGCTGGTGTACCAAAACGTTGACATTCCGGGCACGGGCGCCTCGTTCCCGCCTGAGGTCATTGAGGGCTGTAAAGACACGCACCGTCCGGTCGGGCACCACGAACCGGAGTGGAGGATCGTTGCCGGCCTGGACCCGGCGGGGGGTAATAAACACTCGGGGTACACGGCGATCACGATCCTGGCCGTTGACTTGTCGACAGGGATGCGGTACCTGGTGGCGCAAGAAGCTCACAAAGCAATGAAAGCGCACCACGTAAAAGACCGGATGCTGGAGCTGGCCCGCACGTACCCGATCACGGAGTGGCGTATCGAAGCTAACGGGTTGCAATCGCAGATCTACCAGTACGACCAGGAACTGGTCCGGGAGCTGGCCCTCATGGGGCAGAAAGTGCTTCCGCATTTTACGCACAACAACAAATGGGACCCGCAGTTCGGTGTGGAGTCCATGGCCCCGTTCTTTCACGCCGGCATGGTTTCGATTCCGTGGGGCACGGCGCAAGCCCAGCAAATGTTTGCCCCGATGATCGAGGAACTGATCGCTTTTCCCATGGGGTCCACGTCGGACCGTGTCATGTCGCTGTGGTTTGCCGACTTGGCTGCTCGTGAACTTTTGCGTCGTGACCACATGCCGTTGTTTAACGAACGTGCTACACGTCGTTGGCCGAACCACGTTAAGCGCCGTCGCCGGGTCGTTGATTTTCAAAACCGTGAAGTGCGCCGGGTTCCGTTGCGTGACCAGCGTCCGGGTCACATGACGATGGGGCAGATGAATTACCGACGGATGACTGTCGGCGAACCGACCCCGCACCCGGATGTACTCGAGTTTGACGACCCGGCACCGGTGTACGCAAACGTCGAAGGTTCGACCGACGATCCGCCTTGGCGAAGCTGACGTAATATGGGCGCACTTGTTGATGATCTCTTACGAAACTCGTGCCGAAGCGGACGAGGTTGTCTGTGCGGGCGAGTCAGTGTGTGCGACGCTCCTGGAAGACGGATCTCCCCGTTATTTTGTGATGCCGATTGACGTTGATGACGCCACGATGCGTGCTGCTTCGTTTCAGGTCCGTTACGGCCGGGCAATGGAATCGTTTGAAGAAACCATTTTGTCTATCGCTGAAATGAGGGCGGGGGTCTGATGCTGCTTGTCGAAGAAGTCCCGCAGTTGTTCGCTGCCTGGAAGCAACGCCAGTCAGACCGAGACGACCGGATCGACACCATGGCTGCAATTATGCGAGGCGATTTTTCGTCCGTGTTTGACCCGGACGAAGAAAACTTTGATAACCGATCACCGAACCTAATTCAGGTCGCTGCTGAAGACACGGCGGAAGCTGCTTCGGCGGTGCCTACGATCCGTGTCGCTCCGGCAAAGAACTCGGACCTGCAAAAACGTCGGGCTTCTGCGATGGAACGGATCGGGGTCTCGTACCTTGATGCGGCTAACGTTGAGCTTCTGGTGACGGAGACCGTGCTTGACATGGCCGTCACCGGGTTGTCTCCGTGGGTAGTGTGGCCGGACTTCGAGCAAAGCATTCCGCTCGTTGAGCGCCGTGACCCCCGCCATTGTTACCCAGAGCCCGGGTATCGCCCGGGTGAGGCCGTTAAGCGTTGTTTTTTGGCTCGCAACGTGTACTTTTCGCAGTTGCCGGCCGAGTATCAAGCAATCCTGATCCGTGGCGAATACATTTCAAAAGGCCACCTCGATATCGATCCGAACGTGCAGCTCACGATCGTGGAATGGTTTGATGAGCACGAGTACGCCGTGTTTGGGTTGTACGAGACCGGCAAACAATACGGGGTGGGTTCGTCTTCGACAATCCCGGTAGAGTTCGACCGGGTGCATCATGGACTCGGACGTTGCCCAGTCGTAATTAACGCACGCATTTCGTTTGATAAAGAGTTCCGAGGCCAGTTCGATCAGGTCGTAGACGTGCTAGAAGCGCACGTCCGGCTCATGGGCATGGTCCTGGATTACGCAGACCAGGCCGTTTACTCGGACGTGTGGGTGCGTGACCTTGTCGGCGAGATGCCGTACGGCGGTGGTGCGTACATCGAGCTCGGCCCGAACGGTGCTATCGGCCGTGTCCCGCCGGCAGTAAACTCGTTCAGTGTGCAGCAAGACCTGCAGCAGCTGACTGAGGCGATACACATAGGCGGCCGGTACCCGAAGTCTCGTCCTGGCGACATCGATCAGGCCATCGCTTCAGCAAAGTTTGTCGAGGCAACCGCCGGTGTGATGAACACGGCGATTAAGACATACCATTTGATTCTTAAGCGTGGGTTTGAGCAAGCGATCCGTATGGGGTTCTTGATCGACAAGACGTTGTTCCCCGGCAAGAAAATGATGACGGGCGTTCTCCGCAACCAAGAGTTTATGGAGGAGTACGATACGGACGACATTGAGCTCGACAACAAGATCATGGCCGAGTACGGACTTGGTCTTGGTCGGGATCCTGCTCAAGCGGCTGTGCTCATGTTGCAGTACGCTTCGAACGATTTCATTTCGCAGGAGTTCGTG